CACATTGTGATCATCTATCCAAGGTACAGGAGACAACTTGTTTTTAGATATTAATTCGTGATAAACATTAGATTTTCTTGTTGCACCACGAGGATCGTTTAATGATACCACCTGATAATTTGATTGATCAATCATATTGATATCAACTGTTTTAATAAATTTTGCATCATGTTCAAATATAAGATACGGTTCATTCGATTCGAAACACTTATACCATAACATATAATGCGACAAAAAGCAAGCCATCCTTTTTTTGGGGTCTGCAGTTTCATATGGACTCTTAATCAAACCAGACTGTATGTCTAGTATTGATCTTGTCCACGGGTAGTTCCACTTAATTTTATGTTCAGTGAAACCAGCTATCACATCATCTGGTTCGGATGCACGAAATTTGTCGATGATGAAATCGTTTTTAACATGATTAGAACTATCAATAAGAATGTCAGACTGTTCGAACGATTCTTTATTATTTGATAATGTGATAACCTTTGCTTGCACTAGTTACCGTCCCAGTTGAGATCTTGTTGTTCGCCAACAGCTTCTTCGGTTTGAGCACTAGGCACCTTAGATCCTACACTGCGTCTTACGATATCGTCTTTGTCAAACTCTGACCAATACAACTCGAATGCAATACCGTCTGTGAGACCAACGAACTGGTGCCATACACCAGCAGGCACTTCCATGTAGTCACCTTTGCTAAGAACCGTAGTGTCTACGATTGCAGTGTTTTCTGGCCAAGTTTTAATGAGCAACTTACCTTCTTCAACGTAGAACCCATTGCTCTTTGTTGAATGATAATGTTCACTACACTGGTAATTTGCTTTAAACTCAATACGATGAAACTCTAACGAACCGTTCGCTTCAATCTGTGTTGTTTTGCCCCATATTTTTCCGGCTGATTTCATTTACTTCATCCTTTAAAAGTGTCACTCACGCTGCTTCTACCTTTCGGTTACGACAATACTGAATGACATTCTGTGGTGATGAAATTTCATACGGATCATCATCTGCTTCGTCTCGTTGACTTGGTTCTCCAAACCATGCTTCGACAACACCATCATCAACGACAACAGCATATCGCCATGAACGAGAACCGAAACCAAGATTATCTTTGGTCACCAACATGCCAACCTGTTCTGTGAACTTACCACTGCCATCAGGAATTACTGTAACATTGCTCAGATTTTGATCTTTTGCCCAGGCATTCATAACAAATGCATCATTAACAGACATACAGTAAATTTTATCAATACCTAACTCCTGAAATTCATAAAACATCTTCTCGTAGTCAGGCAGCTGATAGGTAGAACACGTGGGCGTGAAAGCACCAGGCAAACTAAACAGGATAACTCTTTTTCCTGCAAAATAATCTTCCGTGGTTTTATCTTCCCAACGATAGGGATTCGGACCCTCAATCGTCTCATCACGCACCCGTGTTTTAAAAGTTACATCTGGTAAACGTTGTCCTTTTTTCATAGTCTTTTTACCTTATAGAAATTAATGTGGGTCTCCCAGCGATTAAACTCTTGTCTAATAGGACAAAAGAATAATCCGTTGTAGGGAGGTTTGGTGGTGTCCTGTTCGGGGAACAAGTTTGTTTGTCGGTACATCTTCACTCCTCAAAAATAAAAATTTATATATAATATCAACTTAACACGGTAAAATAATGTCTCTTCTTCAAGCAATGGTATTAGAAAAGTACCAACCTATCTCGGGAAAAACTTATTATCTTTATCGTTCTTTTAGTGGTAAACTTTTTGTCAGTGACGATATTTTAATTACTGGTGAAAAAATTAGTAGTTACGTTTGGGTTTCGGGTTGACCCTCATACCATTCAACTAAAGTATCTATGCGGAAAGAACGCCAAGCTTCTTTATCAACCGCCCAGACAACAAGGTGGTCGGACTCTTTCTCTCTTTGTTCTAGAACTTCAGGTACGTTGTGATTTGATAACTCTGAGTTCAAAGTACAAGGCATAATCCTTCGACCACCGTCATTAATTTTATCAAAGACAACGGTAACTACACTCTTCTTCGCAGTATCAACAAAACCATCAATGGTGTAATTTTTTTTCATCAGATTTCCTCTAACATTTCAGGCACAACATTTACTCCACCAATTAAATCATTCGATATCAAATCATTCAATCGGTTCTTTTTATCACGGGTCCATTTTAAACCAATATAAACACGGTACTGATTATTTGCAGTGATCAAAACTGACTTATTCCATTCTTCATAACCAACCGGAGCAATGCGGTCTACAGTATTTTTCACCACTGAGTTTGTTTCAGTCTCCATCTCAGTAGATGATTCTTCACCAGCTTCTATTACAGAATATTCGGTATTCTTGTTAACTTGTCCTGCAATTTGGTCAGCAAGATCAGCCTTTGCAATCATCGTTGCCTTTTCGATCGCAAGTTGTAGGTTAGAAGAAACTGACGTGCCTACACCATAAATGTAATTGTATTTATTTTTTCTATCTAATAGACCACGTGATTCCTCACTTTGAATAAACCAATCAGGAATTTTTGTTAACATCGAATTTTCAGTCGATTCTTTTTTTACTTTATATGTAGATGAACAACCTACCATAAGCAATAACGCACTTACAACCAATAACCTTTTCATAGTATCCTCACTTTGTTAATGCTATAATTACACCAAGCAACCCAACATCTACAAGTTGAACTTTCACATAATCTTTGAAATTATGTTTTGGATCGAACTTGTTGGAACTGTTGGTTTCTTCTTTGCACTTACGTACTTTAGTTTCACTCACCATAACACCATCTTCAAAAACTTGAGTGACTTCATAGTGACATTCAACTTCTTGAGTCTTTTCAGCTGAGGCATCTTTAGAGACAAAGATCACAGAAAAGATGACAAGAAGCGTTAATAGTTTTTTAATGTTTTTCATAATAAGATTATACAACAAAAAATAAAGTAAGTCAACCTTTATAAATTTTTTGAAGAAGGTCTTCGAACTCTTCAACCTTTTCTAATCTATTAGGCCAGAGTATATACTCTTTTTCAGGATTTTTTTTAAGATTGTTTAATAGTGGAACTATCGCATTAAACAGTTTGTCAAGTCTTGCCTGAACGTCATCAGCAACAAATGCAGCCGATTGAACAGATTCTAACTCATCTTCTGTTACTGCAGTGAATCCAAAATCAAAAATATCACTACTCATCATTATCCTCCGATAGGTCTATAGTGAATGTAAAGGTATCTGGAGTGTAGTTTTCAGGACTCATCAAAAATTCCATAAAATCTTCACGTATAACTTCGGCCTGAATTTCGTTTTGAACGCGATCGCGTTCATTTTTATATGACAAAAAATCAATTACATTATCCACTGAGAGAAACCCCTTTACCCATTTTTATAGCGTCCCATTGCTCCGGAGTGACATTATTTAATCTGTCTTGTTTATACTTGCTATTATATTCGGGGTATGGACCATATGCTGGATCTCGAACCTCCGGATTTTCTTCATCGTGAATATACAACTGAATCAATGTGTAGTGCAAGATCTTCATCAGGTCTTTTCTGGCATCACAGGCACTACCCTTGTTGCCGTATCTCTTGGCATACTTGATTACATTGCCCAAGCAAAAACCAGTACCATGCCCACTGTCAATAATAACATCCGTGGCTTGATACTTGTCGGTCGCGTAGTGTTGGTCGTATGTTTTATCAACATATTGTTGCAACTCCTTGATTAATTTGTCTTCGTAGAATTTATAATTAACTCTGGTTGTCACTGACTCTTCTCCTCAAATCACTTGTCGAGAACCTGTGGTCTCGTTTATTAAAATAAATTTCTATACCTCTACTGGCACAAATTGCACGGCCTGTAAAAGTTGCATCTTTGTATTCTTCACCTATAATTCTAACATTAATATCTACCATTGTCAAGATATCTTCTAGGTCTTGTTCTGTAAGGTATGGTATAATTTCATCTACATAACGTAACGAATTGAGTTGAGTATATCTCTCCACCACGGTTTGTATAGGTTTGTTTTTTTCTGGGCGATCAACAGTCGGGTCTACTTGCAAACCACATATGAGATAGTCACATTGTGATTTTGCTTCACGCAACATAGAACAATGTCCTGCGTGTAACAAGTCAAATGCGCTTGCAGTAAACCCAACAATCATAATTAATTAAGTGTTTCTTTACTATCGTCGTTATAGGTTACTATGAGTGAACCTTCTTCATTTAGTTCGATTTCTTTGGCGTCAAAAGCTTCAAGAATAATTCCCCAAACATGAAGTATGCCAGCCTCTTTTCCAAAAAACCTACCCAAATAAAACGAAAATATCAATAAACCAGTTGCGATTAAAGTATGTATATACGGATCCATATTTTTCTCCTATGTGAACTTAATATTTTTTAATCTTTCACCAGCTCTAGATTTTTCAAATACAGGAATGTCATCTTCTTCAATAAGAGTCTGTTCTTCCTGTGCCACATCATACAACCTCATTTTAGACCGATCAATGCCGACAATAAATCGTTTATTGTTGTTAGGATCATTGTAACGGTTCTTCAACTGTTTCACCATAATCTGACCGAGTTTATCCATCTCTTCATTAGCTACTAGAGCAAACATTAAATCCGCAGTCGCCGGCAAACCGAACGATTCAGAAGTGTCTTCCAAACCAGGATCAGAATTACTGAAACCTGATCTAGTTGTCTGTGTCGCAGATACGATAGGAACATTAAATTCTACCGCCAACCCTCGCATTTCTTCAGCAATTGCCTTGATATACGAATATGAGTTGATAGCGCCACCCATACCCTTCATTCTTGAAGATGCACATATATTTAGGTAATCTATAAACACAATTTCTGGAACAAACTTTTTCTTTAATTTTAACTCATTTAACAGTGCCCGGAAGTGTCCTATATGAGCAGCACCTGTTGGGTATTCCTTGATTATCAGTTTCCCTTGTGTGCTTTCGGCAATCTTACTAACACGGTCTTTAAACATTTTCTCTGACATGTGATCTAATTGATCCACGTTAACATTCATTAGATTGGCGTCAACACGTTCTGCAATACGTTCTTCAGCCATTTCCATAGTAATGTAAAGGACATTACGACCTTGCGATAGGGCACTGGCGGCGACATGACACATGAACAGAGACTTACCTACGCCTGTACCTGCCAACGCGATGTTCAGCGTCTTATTTGGCAAACCACCTTTGGTAATGGTATTAAAGTACTCAAGGTCGAACGGAATACGTTCTTCCTGTTCATGATAAAAGGCGAAGCGTTCATCAACGTTTTCAAGATAATCATGACCTACGTTGGTGTCAAAACACACCGCCAGTGCATTCTGTAGGATATCAGGTAAGGCATCTTTGGTAAACGTATTATGTTTACCATCAATAATTTGAATCGATTCCATAATCGCCAAATAGACTGCCCTATCCTGACACCATTTTTCAGTTTTATCCAACAACCATTCTTCGTTCTCAGGTTTGAACTCAAATATTGTAGGAAGAATATCGAGTGCAGAAGTATAGTTCTGTTCAGTAAAAAGATCTGACTGATCTATCTCAACCTTAAAAGCTTCCATGGTTGGAAGTTTATTGTATTTGGTTGTAATTTTGGTTAGTTCAATGAACAATGATCTATAAATACCTTCAAAATATTCTTTCTTAATGAAAGGTATTACTTTACGCATATACGTTTCATTAGTCAAAAGATTTCTCAGTATTTGTTGTTCAAGATCAATCTTCATTGTTATCATCGTCTCCATAAATTAACGAACCATCGGATGCTGCGGATTCAAGAATACTCTCTAATACATCAGCTGCAAAGTTTTGAAGGTCAACATCATCTACATCTAAACTTGAATCTGGTGTAGATTGTATCACAAAATTAAATTTTAAGCAATCATCTTCGAAAGAGATATTACCGAAACGGATAACCGTCTCAGTAAACCTTCCTTCCAAAAACCTAACATCCCAGGCTTGAACGTTATCCTCATCTGCAGGAATCAGTTCATAATGAACGCCTTCATTTACAATTTGTAAACTCATACTATTCCTCCAATTCGATTCCAAGGTCTACGGTTTCAGCTCCGACTGTAAATGCTTTTTTGACAAACTCTTGAAAAACTTTATCTTCCAGTATACTCGACCAGAAGTTTTTGTCAAGGTCTGCGAGACGATATTTTTTATCTTCGTTAACTTTCTGATACCATCCATTAGATGGTTTGACAACATGGCCACTTGCCATAGCAACATCAAGTAGTCCAGACATCTCATTGATACCACCTTCCCATGAGACAGAGATTGGAATTTTAGATTGTTCTTTTACGTAACGAGACTTCTCCACCTTGATCACGAAGTCATAACCCGTGACCTCAGTACCAGTCTTATTCTGTCTACGACCAATAATCCAAATTGTGTTGGCACTGTAATAGATCCCTGTGCCTCCACCAACAACATCTTTAGGGAACAAACCGATCTCTTTGTAAGTATGGTTGATGGCAATCAAAGGGATGTTTTTCATCGCAAGATACGGAGTAACCATGCGGAACAAACCTTTGAATGCCTTTGCACGAGACATGTCTGCAGCAGAATTTTCATTCATTGCATCGTCAAGTTCTTTCTTAGAGGCAAGGTTGCCGATCGAATCAACCACTACGATAACATCATCTTCTTTATCCATCCCTTCTAGTTGGCCTACCAGATCAAACTTCAATTGTTCAGCATCAGTAATAGGTACATGCAACACTCGCGATGTGTCAATACCGAAGTTGTCAAAGTAAGATTGTGGCGAACCAAACTCCGAATCATAAAACAACATGACGGCATCGGGTTTTGCATTAAGATATGCGGCTGCAATCTTGAGCGCGAACGAAGTCTTGAAGTGTTTAGATGGTCCCGCCAATACTGTCAGGCCGGCCGTGATCCCACCATCAAGAGATCCTGTTAACGCGACATTTATCATAGGCACATCAGTTTGTACCACTTCCTTTTCTTGAAAAAATTCTGACTCATCCATTTGGGAAGTCAGTTTAATCTTAGAGTTCTTTTTCAATTTAGCCATTAATGACATATACTAATCCTTTAAGTTTCGTAAATTTATACATTCATCTAGTACAGAAAGTTTATCTGTCATCCCAGACAACAGTCTAACATCTGAATTAGCATACTCTCCACTATATGATATGGTTTGTTTATATGATGCGGAAGCATCCGATTGTGCCTTAACAAAAGTCGGTAACGTGACTGATGTATCCATCATGATCGGATGTTTCAACATTAACCGGCGAACAGCTGTCGGGTTAGATCCTCCAACATCTACTATGGTTTGGTGTAGTTGATTGAAGAAAGTTTGTTTGACAGCTCTATATCCAGACAGTCCCAATTTAGCAAACACAACATTGTGTATGGTGTCCATAACAACCTCTTTCATTTGAAAGAAACTATGCATGTATAGAACATCTCTCAAGGCCGCTGTCGCGTTAGGAGAACCACCCAAAAAAACGAAATCTGAATTAAGAACACTTTCTGTATCCTCATACAACTCTGGGGAATACACCACTTTATTATCCATAAACTCTTTACCAACAGCGGAAATCAATTTGTTCAGAGTATCGATATTAATTGAAGTTTTAATACAGATACCAGATTTTGTAGTTTTAGATATACGCAATATGGTATCAACGAATTCTGCATCATCAGAAGAACCATTCTTTAGAAATGGAACATCTAGACATATAAAGATCACCTGTGGTTGCCACTCAAACAAGGATTCGATATCTTTGTAGATGACTTGTTTGTGTTCAGATGTTTTAGAATCTAATCCAGCTCTAATACTATCCGCTAAATAATTATCACCAATAATTCCCAACTTCCTAAGAGTGGGTACTGCTGACTTTTTAACTTTTTGATTCTTTGACTTATTGGGTTCAATCTCTTCCCAAGAAACAATGTTATCATCTTGTTCCATATTATCTCCTATACGTTTCTGTAAGCATATTCAACTGCACGATCTGCTTCTTTTTCTAAAGGTCTATTATCATACCACATTCCATTGTCTCTGTCAAGTTGACGACATAACTCGGCAACCTGATTTGCTGTGATTGGATAGTTACGTTTGATGGCGTTACCAGCAATCGCCACCATTATTTGGTACATTTTATGGTACCATCCAGTTTCAGTTATTGATTGATATTCTACTCCAAGCTGTTTAGGGAAAAAGGGACAATCCCGATAATCTGACCAAACAATATCAGAGTTATCCATCTGTGATTTCCTATGTTCAATAACTGCTTTAGCCATTGCTGGTGGCAATCTGTCTAAAAAAGAATTTCCGGTTGATGGTTTATAACTCCATTGGGACATTATATAATCAGGATCTACATTTTCACCAACGTTATCGAAAATAAAATTCATAGCTTCTGGGTACTCAGCTGGAACATAGTACATTCTCGACAAATCTTTGGTTTGTTTATCACCAATATCCTCTAATTGTTTATTAAACGCATACCAGAAATGTGGTATCTCATCCTTATCAATTTCTCTAGTTAAAGGAAATACGAGTCTGAACTTAGGTTGAATCGGAGTGCTTGAAGCAGTAGAATAACAAACGAAATTATATTTGCCACAGATTCTTTGAATGTTGTTACGGTAGTCTCCGGTATGTATGTCAAAATCATCAACATCAACAGCACACCAACGACTCCAACGAACAACGTTTTTATTACTTCTCGTGCCATTTTTGACATACACAGCAGGAGAAATAAGAGGACTAGAATTATTTCCACCTTTTGATCCTTGTTTCACTGATAAGTTTCGGAACATTTGAACGAATTCTGGCCATGATTCGTATTCCATTCTTCTATGAGTTTTATTATCGAATGTGTTTTTGAATATAGTAATCTGATACATGATACTATTATAAAGTATTTTTTTATGTATGTCAACCAAAAAAACTTTCTAATGTGGCTCTGGGTTCAGAGTCCCAACCAACCGCATCTAGGATTGGTGTAAGTGGGTCGAGGAAGGTTTTCTTAAACATCATATCATAATCTATTTTTGAATTAAGATCGAATTCCTTAGGCAGTTGTTGTGGAAACGATATAACATTTTCCTTTAGGCGATTGGGCATTTTAAGATAAACGAATTTAATTTTTTCGCCGTTTTGGATCTTTTCGTACTTGTCTGTCAGACCAAGTTTGTCAATGTGGTGATTATAAAGTAAGGAACCTCGAACATGAATTGGAGTGCCCTTACCATAAATGGAATGTCGTTCAGAAAATTTAGTTATGTCACTAACCCCTCTAGGGAAAGAAACTTCTTCAGCTGACAGTGATCTGAATTCTTGTTTAAAATCGGCAATAAATTTTTGAGTATCAGACTCGGTACCTTCAATGATAACACGAAACACCTTTTTGAATTTATCACGAACGACTTGAGGCGTACTTGACTTGACAGCTTCAATACCCATCATCTTTAGTTTTGGTTCTGCATACTGAACGCCTTCACTGTTATGAACGTTAAGAATGTATCTTTTCTTCGCCATCCAAATACCACGATCGGCAATAACCTCACGTTTCATAACCATTCGATCTACATAAGCATTGGTATCTTCTGCAAGTTTAGCATATGCTTCTGCAATTTTTTCCTCAAAATGTTCGCAAACCTTATCAAGAAATTTAACGGGGTTCGCAGGGTTGTGTATTTTCACTAATTGTGACATGTTGATATACACAGAGTCGGTGTCAATTGCAATTACATAGTCATCTTTGGTGCCTAGTATCTGTTGTAATTCATTATTAACAGCAGTCTCTGCACATTTAATAGCACGTTGACCACTAGTTGTTACTGCCTCAGCAACTCTCTGATCGAAGTAACGAAAATACTTGTTAGCTAACGCACCATATAATGAGTTCATTAGAATCTTAATACCAGTCTGTTCAGTGTCAAGATTATCAATTTTTTTAGCAAGAACATCAGATGGTTCTTGTTCGTATTGTTGTTTTACTTCGAGCATGTCTTTCTTGATTCTGACTCGGCGATCATAAAATTTACGAATAACTCGTGGAATAATGCCTTCACGATCCAAACGATACTTAGTACCGTTGTTTGCCAAAGCACAGTTTTGACTATCAGAATAATCTAAAGTCTCAGGAGAAATGTTGTATTGAACCATAATGTTAGGATACAGAGAGTTAAGATCAAAAGAACACACCCAATCATGTGAACCAACAAATGGTTCCTTAACATATCCGCCGACGATCTTAGGAAGAGTTTCTGGAACAGGTGGTTTAGGTGGAATGACAATTTTATCATTCATCAATTCGTTGTATATTGTTGCATCCCAAATTGCAGTTGTACCCAAAGCATCTTCTAATTTTGAATGAGCACCGTATGCCATTGTCATGACCAAGGTTATAATGCCAAGTTTTTCTTCTAAACGTTCAACTAACTCAACGTCTTTTATATTATAGTCAATAAACTTTTGATGATCTTGTTTGTACAACGAATGGAGGCTACCATACTCATCGTAAGATAATTTTCGTTCACCCAACACAACGTTTGCAATGTGATCGAGTTTATAGGATTCTTGTTGACCATAGGTGTTCCATGTAAACTTTTTAAACAGATCAAAGTAATCGAGTTGTACAATACCTTCGATGTCATAGGCCTGTTGTTGACGGTTCATGATAGTCACATTACGTTCTATGATGTTCCCCCATGGAGAATACATTTTTACAGACTCAGAACCTATAAGTTTAGTAGTACGGTTAATCAAATAAGGTATATCGAACAGATATGTGTTCCATCCTGTAACTATGTCGGGCGGATCATTAAACCACCAAGACAAAAACGATTTCAGAAGCTCGGTTTCATTTTCACATTGTCGATACGCAACATCATATTCTGATTTAGAAACATCATAATCATCAAGACCCCAAACTTCATAGGTATCAGAATGGTTCGTTTTGTATGCAATTGATATAACTGGATGTCTTGCTTCTTGGGGTAAAGGAAACCCTTCGTCTGATGCAACCTCAATATCGATAGTGGCAACCTTAACCAAGTTACGTTCGAAGGTAATGTTTTCAGCAAAATCTGTCGATAAGAACTGCAGAACGAAATTGTTTTGACCATGGATAGGTTTACCACTAACATTTTGATAGTCGCGAATATGATTATTAGCCTCTCGCATGTTATCGAAACCAATTGGTATTAGTTTTTCTCCATACAAACCACGGTAACCCGTGTCTTCCTTACCATGGTACATTTCGAAAAGAGTTGGTTGGTAGAAAACTTTTTCTTTAATGGCCTTTCCGTCATTGCCATAACCGCGCCAGTGGATATAATTGTTTTTTCTAGATACTGATGTGTAAAATTTCATGATGTAATTATAAACCAAATTTCAGTCATTGTCAAGGGATATCCATTCAACGTCAGGATGACTTTTACGATTGTATATTATGTTTTTATCATACTTCCCATTTTTATCTTTTGTTTTTTTCCTATCAATTACTGTACCACCGTATTTTTCATCGAGTATCTGTGTGATAGGCGAATCAATTATTATTTTTGGTCTTTGGTGACAAGCGTGACAACTAACGTCAACACCCGTCTTGTTGGTCCATTCTACATGTTTAAATCTATTTGCAGGCCAATAGATATTTCTTTTTTGGTTATCGTGTCTTTTAGACCACTGATCGGTTGCTGAATGCATAATACCCATAGGACCGAGGTGTGTACCTGAAAGAAACGTATCTATCCAAATCTGGGCAATTTCTGAGTTCATTGTATAAAACTCAAATGCAGTACCTATTCCTGCAGCTGGAAACTGTTTCCACTTACTCATCAACATTCTGAAAACATCTTCGTGTTGAGGTCTTAGGTATGCATCATGTTCTAACACCCAAAACTTTTCGCCTTGTGATAAACGTTTGATCATGCGGTAGTTAGAATGCAGAGAACCAATTTCTTGAGGTGACCTATTCCTCAGAGGCGTGTTTTCTTTGTTGTGTGTTATTAAGATATTATCTGTTAGTTCAGGTAGTAATGTTTCCGGCGTTATACATTGCACAACTTCGATTTCAAATATATCTTTAACTGGTTCATACGATTGTAAAGCACGTTCCATGTAACGAACAGCTAGTTCGTTATTTAAATCGACTTGCATATATGCTTTTATCATGTTCATTCTCACAAATTGGTCCGACGTTTTTATTATCCGTTCCGTAGGACTAGGGAACGCCGGTAAACCCTGATACGTTACATCAAATAATCTGCCGTGAAAGGCATCGGTACCATCTGATGTTGTTCAGGAGTGTAGAAGAATGGTGCAACCATTCCTCCGACAATTAGAAATGCAAACAGTGCGATTCCTGTTGCTTCTTTTAATTTCTTAATCATCTTTTCTCCTTAACATACCAGTTACGACATTCCTGTACTGATTCAGAAACACCATCTAAAACCTCTTGAGCACAACGCTCATCGAGTTTACGGTTGCTATCTCCGACTAGAAGGATGCCGACTAGTGTCATCGCAATTATCATACCCATTAGAAGAACCAACTAATGGCGATCATAACGGGTGCTACTGCGAGTACGCCAAACAGTTGCGCGATTGCAATCATCTGGTCTTTTTTAGAGGAAATCCATTCCTCGTTTGTTGCTAAGTTTTTCATTTGAGTGTCCTTAATGAGAATTGATTTCTATTTTTCTCGGACGCTTCTCTTCGGGTAGTTCCACTCTGAGTTTAATCACTAGTAGTCCATTGACGAATTCAGCTCCATCAACGACAACGTGGTCTGCGAGTCGAAATGTTTCCACGAATTTCTTCGTAGTAATCCCTTTGTGAAGATACTCACGAGTATCCTCTTCAGGATTTCCCTTGATGACTAGCACACCGGGTTTTGCTTCGATGTCTAGATCTTTCTTTTTGTAACCACCAAGGGCAAATTCCATGGCGTATTCCGTGTCAGAATATTTGATAATATTGTGACGAGGAAAACCCTTCTCGTTTGCGCCAGCGGCAGTTAGTCTTTCTATCTCATCCCATACATGGTCGAAACCAATGAAACGAGAATGGGGGAACGAAAACACTTTAGTTCGTGTATTAACCATTGCTATCTCCTTATTTAATTAAGCAAGATTGTTGTCTATCGACCGGACAATTCCGCATCGACACTATTATATATACCACAAAACATCTTAAGAGTCAAGAAAAATTTAACAGAGGAACATAAAATTTAATCTATTTCGAACCTATGTTATATTTTGGACAGAGTTCCCATTGATTCTTATCTTTATGGGATATGATTTTAACTTGACGTAATGGAGCTTGT